GAAGAGTGTATGCGGTGGACGCCGAAGTGGGCGGTAGGGTTGCCGGTTAACTGCGAGTCAGGTGTTGGTCAAAGATACGGTGATTGTTAATGAAATGGTCGTACAGCAGCATCAAGCTGTTTGAGCAATGCCCACGTAAGTACTATCACCTAAAGATAGCTAAGGATGTGGTCGAACCTGAGACAGAAGCGTTGCTGTACGGCTCTCGGTTCCATGAAGCCGCCGAGAAATATATACGTGATGACGAGCCACTGCCGCCGTACTTCACATTTGCTAAACAAACACTTGATAGCCTGAAACAAATCCCCGGTGAGCGCCTGTGTGAGCATGAGATGGGGATCACAAAAGATCTTCAGCCGTGCGCGTTTGATGCACCGGACGTATGGTATCGAGGGATTGCCGACCTGCTGATCATTGATCGAGAGAAGGGTGAGGCACGGGTGGTGGACTACAAGACGGGCAAGTCGTCTAAGTACGCTGACCCCGAACAGCTAGAGTTGATGTCGCTATGCGTGTTCAAACATTTTCCGGAAGTCAAGAAGGTCAAGGGCGGGCTGCTGTTTGTGATTGCAAATTCTCTCGTGAAAAGTAAGTACGACGCAGAGCAACAAGATATGCTATGGACTAAGTGGTCTGACCGAAACAAGCGCCTTGCGTTTGCAGTGGATACAGGCACATGGAATCCCAAACCCAGTGGCCTGTGCCGAAAACACTGTGCCGTATTAACTTGCTCCCATAACGGGAGGAACTAAAATGCCGTACACCAAGACCCCGCGCCCGTACAAACACGAATACGAAATGCAATTAAAGCGGAACGAAATCCCCGCTAAGTTGGAGCGCCAAAAAGCCAGACGCGAACTGGACAAGAAGGGTGTTCCGCACAAAGGTAAAGACGTTGATCACGTGAAGATGCTCAAGGATGGCGGAAAAAATTCCGATGGGTTGCGTGTCGTATCTGCACACAAAAACCGCAGTCGAAACGGCCATCACAAGGGCGAAAGCTGATACAATAAATAGGTCTATTCGGCTGATTTGTTGATTTTCACAGCCGCTTTAGAAACCAATAGGGTAGCAGTCAGGTGTGAGTGTGCTACCCGGGGCGCGTTAGTAACCCTTTAACCACACCAGCCGCCACAGCCAACACCTCGGTTGGGAAGCGGCGCAGAGCCTGAACAGGTAAGCCCTGTTCAGGCGATTTCTGCTTGGGTAAACACATTATGAGTCCGCATGGAAATCTTTCAGAACAAAGTATTAGTTCTTACCCTGCGTGATCCGGCGAAGGTCACAGCGGTCATTCCTAAGAGTAAAGAGGTTGAAAACAACAAGGTGTTGGTTCACTGGGGGCTAGAGGAAGCTCAAGTCCTAAAGAACCTCAAGATAAAGAACGTACCAAGCCCGATCCTGCGGGACTACAAGTGGCCCGGGCTACACAAACCGTTTGCGCACCAGAAGTCCACGGCATCTTTTCTCACACTGCACAAGCGAGCGTTCTGCCTAAACGAACAGGGCACGGGCAAGACCGGCAGCGTGATATGGGCTGCGGATTATTTGATGAAGGTCAAGGTCATCAAACGTGTTTTGGTGATATGCCCGCTGTCGATTATGGATTCAGCATGGCGAGCAGACCTGTTCAAGTTTGCTATGCACCGGTCGGTTGACATTGCATATGGCTCAGCCGATAAGCGTAGAGAAATTATCAAAGGCCCCGCCGAGTTCGTCATCATTAACTACGATGGAGTGGAGGTCGTCACAGATGAGATTCTTAACGGTGGGTTTGATCTTATTGTTATCGATGAGGCTAACGCCTATAAGAATGTGCAGACGAACAGATGGAAGACGTTGAAGGGGTTGCTGCAACCCCACACGTGGCTCTGGATGCTGACCGGTACACCTGCGGCGCAATCGCCACTCGATGCCTATGGGCTTGCTAAGCTGATTAATCCAAATGGAGTGCCGAAGTATTTCACAGGATACAAAGAGTCCGTGATGTACAAGCTGACCCAGTTCAAATGGATACCCAAGCCATCAGCAACGACCACGGTGTTTAACGCTCTGCAACCAGCGATCCGGTACACCAAAGACGAGTGCCTTGACCTGCCCCCTATGACGTACGTCAACCGCATGGTCGAGTTGACCAAGCAGCAAAAGAAGTATTACTTGGCTATGAAGAGCCGGTTTGTAGTCCAAGCCGCCGGGGAAGACATCACAGCGGTGAACGCCGCAATCAACCTGAGCAAACTCCTGCAAATATCTTGTGGCGCGGTGTACACGGATAGCAAAGAGACGGTCGAGTTTGACATTAAAAACCGTTACGCCGTGTTGAAAGAGGTAGTTGATGAAGCCGCGCAGAAGGTGTTAGTCTTTGTACCATTCAAGAACGTGATCGAGATGATCACCCGTCAACTCAACGACGACGGTATAACGGCAGAGGTGATTAATGGCGACGTATCCGCAAGCCAGCGCACAGATATCTTCAAGCGATTTCAAGACACCCCTGAGCCGAAAGTGCTGGTTATCCAGCCACAGGCGGCAGCACACGGGGTCACACTAACCGCTGCTGATACTGTCGTTTGGTGGGGACCAACATCCTCCTCCGAGACATACGCCCAAGCGAACGCCCGGGTGCATCGGGCTGGACAGCACCACCCGTGTACCGTGATTAGACTACAAGGGTCTAACGCAGAGAAATACGTTTACGCAATGCTTGACACCAAAATAGACGCTCACACAAAAGTTGTCGATCTCTACAAAGAATTGCTTGACAACAAGACAGAAGTGTAGAACACTACACATTCTGCTACTACAACTGAGGAAGAGGTAACATGACTGAAGATATCGCAGTAGAGCGGCTAGTCCGCGTCTACCTGAAAATGCGCACCACTCACGCCGAGCTTTTGGCCGACTTCAAGAAGCAGGATGACGAACTGAAAGCCAATATGGCTAAGGTCAAGTCTGCACTTCTGGGCTATTGCAAAGAGCACGGGGTCGAGTCTGTTCGTACTGAGAGCGGGTTGTTCTACCGCACCGTCAAGAAACGCTTTAGCACGAATGATTGGGAGTCATTCGGCAAGTTTGTTATCGAGCACAACGCCACCGATCTGTACGAGAAACGTCTCCATCAGGAGAACACTAAACAGTTCCTTGAGGAACACCCCGACCTGCTTCCACCGGGTTTGAATGTGGATAGCGAATACTCCATCACGGTAAAGAAAAATGGATGAGATTGCTAAGTACGTTTCGATTGAAGAGGTCGCGGAGTATTACACCGTTTCTGTGTCTACCGTTCGGGGTTGGCTACGGAAGGATGTAATTCCACCCACGGCTTACCTGAAGATTGGTAACACATATAGGTTCCGCATCGCTGATGTGGATGCCGCGCTCCGTGCCAAAACGCTGAGCGAGAAAACTGCACCGGCCTTGGCTGAAGCAGAAACCATCGACCCCGCTGAGCCTGTGCAGATGGAGTTCGATTTTACGTTTGCAACTGATAAAGACGCTTGAGGATTATATGAACGACATGACCATTTTTAAGACCGGCCTCCCTACGTTCCTGAAAACCCTTCAGGATGACACCAGCAGTTCGCTCGCGGGTGAAGCTGCCGTATCGGGTCCGTTGCGGATCTCGCTCAAGGGTGGGGCATTCCGGATGATGCAGGGCAATAAAGAAATTCACGTAAGTGAAGATCGGATGCTCAACGCGGTGATCATCAAGGCGCATAAAGACGTTCAGCGTTGGCACTTTGGTGGGGCGTATGTTGAGGGGCAGAACGCTCAGCCGAAATGCTGGTCGACCAACTCCGCTACTCCTGATGCCGAGGTCCCTGCTGCTGACCGTCAGGCTACTAAGTGTATGGATTGCCCCCAGAACGTAAAGGGGTCTGGTCAAGGCGAAGGACGTGCTTGCACGTTCCATAAGCGCATCGCTGTGATGCTTGAGGGTGAGATTGAGCAGCGCAAGGTGTACCAGATGGTCATCCCTGCTAAGTCGGTCTTTGGTGATGCAGAGGGTGGCAAGATGCCTCTGAAGGCATACGGTAGCTTCTTAGACTCACACAAGCTTCCGGCTGTGGGTTTGGTTACGGAAATGCGGTTTGATATCAACAGCCCGACTCCTAAGCTGTTTTTCAAGCCAGTGCGTCCGGTTACTGAGGAGGAGTTTGAGGCGATCAACGAGATGCGCAATTCGTCGGAAGCGG